GAAAAGTTACACAAGATATTATTGGTGGTGGCAATGTCCTGACCAGAACAACAGGTGCAGTTCTGAATAGTAATATGGAACTCTTATTTTCTGGTCCACAATTGAGATCCTTTAACTTTCAATATGTCATGACGCCGAGGGATAAAAAAGAGGCACTGGATTGCAAACAAATTATTAGAATGTTTAAGAAGGCAATGGCACCCAAATTGCAACAGGGTAATCTATTCCTTTACACACCTAACGTATTCTTCATTGATTTCATTCACAAAAATGACACTCATCCTTTCTTAAATCGAATCAAACCAGCAGCACTTACTCAATTTGGTGTGTCATATACACCTGATGGTGCATACATGACTTATGAAGATGGTTCTCCTGTTGCTTATGAACTGTCGTTTTCCTTCCAAGAATTAGAACCTATATATGATAAAGACTATGAATCTGGCGACGGCGCTAAGGGAATGGGATTCTAATGGGTTATTTTAGACAACTGCCCAACTTCAACTATGTTTCAAGACTAGACGAGAAAGTTTCTAGTACGGATTATGTTGAAGTCAAAAATCTTTTCAAGAGAGCAAAAGTCAGAGAAGATTTTTTTCAGAACTTTACTGCCTTTACACGATATACAATCGTTGGTGACGAGAGACCAGATAATGTAGCAGAAAAATTCTATGATGATCCCGAATTAGATTGGGTTATCCTTTACGTTAATAATATCATCAATGTAAGAGAAGAATGGCCTCTTACAAATGTGTCCTTCAAGAATCATATGCTTGACAAGTATGGAAGTGCTGCTGGATACAGTGCAATTCATCACTACGAAACAAGAGAGGTCAGAGATCAGTTCGATAACCTAATCATTCCATCTGGTTTACAAGTTGATGAAAACTTTTCAGTCACTTACAGAGACGCTGCTCAGGGTACAGAAGTCATCGCATCAGGTATCACCAATGGTGTGACGAATGAAGAATATGAAACACGTTTACAGAATGAAAAAAGGCAGATCTACGTATTGAGACCTGCCTTCTTGGGTATTGTATTAGATGATGTTGAAAGAGTAATGACTTACTCTCCCTCCTCTCAATACATCAGTGACACATTAAAGAAGGGAGACAACATCAAGATCAAGTGATCATGCCTCAGCGAGTTTCTGGAAGTAACTCAGAGCATCATCTTCATCCTCATCGTTGCTGCTGCTAGAAGAGAGTGAACTCAGTTCCTGCTTCAAAGATGCAGGAACCTCAGGTGCAGCACCACGATCATTGTCTTCATCATAAGTCTCCTCATCAAAACTACGCTTCGGTTGAGAGACGCGCAGGACCATGTTCAGACGCTTTTCAAGGTCATCATAGGACTTGAAACTAGTTGGTGCGGTGAAGTCTGCTAGCGAATACTCTCGCTTCCAGATTGCTTCAAGCGCATCATCGTCATCAAGGAGAGGTGCAGGAGAATCAAACTCTGACTTGTCATAATTCCAGTAACCATCCACCTTGCGGATTTTAAGTTTGAAGTTTGCTCCTTGCCAGAAGTCAAAGGGGTTGATAGGAGTTTCATCTTCAAACTCTGGCTGCATGGCAGCGAGGATTTTGTCGTGGATTTTCTTACCATACTTGAACAGGAATACTTTGCCTTCGTTTTCGGGATTAGTGGGGTCCTTCACAACATAGATGTTGGAGTAATAGGACAGTTTACGCTTTTGTTTGCGGACAGTATCTTTGTCTGCATCACTACCACTGTTCCAAAGGTCACGGTTGTACTCGGAGACGGGATCTTTTTGACCAATCGTGGTCAGCGAATTCTCGATGTACCAACCACCAGGACCTTGGAAGGCATGACTGTACACTTTTGCCCATGGAATATCCTCACCCTCAGGAGCGGGGAGGAAACGGATAACTGCATAACCATTGCCACTCTTATCGAGTGATGGTTTCCACAGTCGCTCATCAGCACCGTTGCCCTTTACAACGGTTTTCTCTACCTCAGCAACCAGTTTGGAAGTGAGGGAACCAAGACGGGACTGTTTTTTAAGATCGGAAAAAGACATTTGGATTCGGCTTGTAGTTTGGCTTGTGTGTACTTCGTTATTATAGGACCTAGGTCAGGTCCTTGTCAACCTGTTGGCGCATTGATTTGAGCATCTTATCCATGTTATTGAACACGATACTCATGTCCATATCAGGTGGCATCCCCATCATCCTTGCGGACTTAGAGATGTTTTCCTTCATCATCTTTGCCTCAGGGTCATCAGAAAGAGACAATCGAGTATAAAGAACTCTCTGCTTCTCCAAGAGACGTTCAAGAGTTTCCACATGCTCTACTTTCTCTTCCTTCGTCATCGTAGGAAATTCAAAGACCTTTGTATAAACTTCTTCTTGAAGTTCTTGGATCTCTGTCATCTCTGCTCTGACTACTTCGGAATCGAAGAAGCTCATAAAATTATCTCCTTTAAAATTTTTTTATAACGAAATACATCAATATGTAGGAATGGAGAATACTTGGCAATACGCTTAGAAATCAGCACCCAAACTGGGTCTGTCAACTTCTTATCGAACTTAGATTTGTATCCAAGTATCTTGTCCAATACAATTAATGTTTCAATCGACACCTCTCCTCTGAGGAAAGACTTGACAATATCAGGGTGTCGATTGCCATCAATATGAAACATTGCATCGAAGTTCTTATCTTCAAAGAGAGATGATGCTTCTTCTTTAAAAATGTAAGAGAGAGATTGATTTCTCTTCTGCCATGCAACGTATGTTTTCTCACCGTTCTTTACGATGTCTGCCATGTAAAGAGATTGAGGATCATCACAACTTGCAAAGTTGGCAATGAAGAACTCTTCAATCTCTTTGTCATTCTTTTGTCTGGACATTCTTTCAAAGAAGTATCTGTCCTTTCTTTTATTGAAGGCAGATGCAGATGCCTTCACCCTACCACAGTATCTCAGGTAGTCGTAACTATCTTTCGTGAAGTGCTGCTTCATTGCAAGATAAGTCTTATAGCACTCGATCGGCATCATAAAAAAAGTAATAGGTCAAAAATTTTGCCGGAAATTTTTGCGGGCAAAAATGGAATCAAAGAGGCAATTTCGCACGGGAACTTCTCTTTAAGAAGTTTAGTTCCATTGCATTGTATTTGAGTTTTTCTTTTAGAGGTTTGGATAAAAGTTTAGGAACTGCTTCAAGTTCAATGCTGTTTTGATCACAGAACACGACGATAGCATCAATGTAGTTTAGATCATCATTTTCATGCACAAGTCTTTCAATCTCTTGTGCAAATTTTGCGGGACCTAAAAACTTTTTTTGGAAAGCCTCGTCTAGTTCATTTAGCATTGGCGTAAGATAAATTGTTGGTGACAAATTCTTTGATGTAGCGAACTAGTAACTTAATATACTCGTCTTTGTTCCTTTTGTCAAATACCTTGACCTCTCCACCAGGAGTAACCATGAGAGTGATGAGTTTAGTAACAGGAATACCTGTCATCTCATAGTACATACATGCGTATGCAGTTTCCTGAACGAAGTAATTTTCCAACCACTTCTCTGGTTTGATTTTTTCTGATGTTTTAAAGTCAATGATTGCTAGTTCGCCTTCATACTCTCCGATACAATCTACTCTGCCTGCAAGACCCAAGTATTCTGAGAAGAGTGTACGTTCGATGGCATGGATATTATTTATCTTATCCAAATATGGTTTGGCATGGTGAAACATAAACTGAGTTGCGGGAAGAAAGTCATCCCAATTCAGTTGTAGATTCATCAAGTATGCCTGAGCTGCCTCATGGAAATCCGTACCACGTGTGGTCGCTTTCTTCGTAATTCGATTAGCTTCTTCTTCTCCAACTCGCTCTCTCCACTTGGTAAAAATCTGACGATTATAGAAAGAAGTGACAGAAGTAATAGAAGGAACCCAATCGCCATTCGGGACCTGATAGAGTCGGCATCCAGGAGTTTCTTTTTTGTTGAGTTCAATGTCACCTAGGTAATTACAATGAGTGAAATTCATACCATACCAATTGCGTTCTTTGCGAGGATGTACTCTTTGACAAGACCAGAGCGAACAATATCTTCAATACCAAACTCAATCAGAGAGAACGATTCCATCTTAGAAAGAATACGGGTGAAGTCAGAGATGCCATTCCTTTCGTATGTCTTAGTCAGGTCTGACTGAACTCCATCACCACAGAATAAAATCTTACTGTTCTCACCGATACGGGTGATGATTGAATCAAGTTCGTGGAAGTTTAAGTTCTGACACTCATCAACAATAACGATAGCATTGTCAAGTGTGGTGCCACGGATGAAAGATGTTGACCAGAAACTGATCGTGCCTTGTGTTTTAAGATTACCATACAGCATCTCAAAGTCAGACTCTGATGGCAACTCGAACATATATTTTACCATATTCTTGTATGGAATCTGGTAAAGAGATGACTTGTCTTCATGATCACCAGGCAGGAAACCAATCTCTCTGGTCGCCACAAGAGATCTAACGATGTAGATCTTCTCGTAGGGTGTCTCTCCTGAAAGAACCTCTCTCAGGGCATTGTAGAGAGCAATGAATGTCTTACCAGTACCAGCACATCCATATGCAAATAGGTTTTTACCTGCTTTATAATCTGCGAAGAATTTTTCTTGATTATCAGTCAGTGGTTCAATGTCAACCAGAAGATCCGTGTTGATTGGTTTCTTTCGGCGCAGCTGCTTAGCAGTAAGTCCTACTCCAATTGGATCGTCCGTCTTCTTTCTTCTAGGCATAAGTTAGATCTTGAACTTTTGGCGGGCAGAGGGGGCGTTTTGTGCTTTTTCTAACACTTCATTCCA